GCCATCGCCTGCGTTCCAGCAAGCTGTTGGTCAGAACCATAGCGTTGCGCCCCAGCATAGGTGCTGGCGCTCCCTAGTTGTGCCTGTTGTGCGCGGTCAGCTTCGTAGCGGCGGGCGGCGTTGGCGTCCATCCCCTGGGCGTGGGTGAGATCAACCTGTCGACCCTGCAAAGCGAGGGCCTGGGTATCCATCGTTTTGTTGTGACCAAACTGTTGGTTCCATTGCTGCGCAGCGATGCGGTTCTGCTCTTCTAATGACAGCTGTTGCCGACCGGCCAGTGACATCCCGAACTGATCACGCTGCTGCCCCCAACCGAATTCGCCATTCCATCGGCGCTGTCCCTCGGAGAAATCGGCGTTGTACTGTTGCACGTTCTGGGCAAACTGCGCCGACTGCAAGCCAAACTCCAGACTCCAGCGATCATCTGCGTTGCCTAGTCGCCCTGGATTGAAATTGTAGTTGTACGGGATAGCCGTCGCAGGCTGGAACGGGCTGTTGGGATTAACCTGATTCGGAACAGGTGGCGTCCAGGCCGGGAGATTCCACCCGGTGCCTCCGGCTACACCTGGCGGCTGTTGGGTTGGCAACTGTTGGGTTGGCGGCTGTTGGGTTGGCGGCTGCTGCGAAAACTGTGACCCAGCTCGTTGCATCATCCCATACATATCCTGTGGCGGCGGCTGCTGGGGGCGCGGCTGGCTGATGGTGGGCGAGTCAACCTTGCTGTAATGCGTGTTCCAGCCGTTTGTCGAATCGTTGCGCATGACCAGGTTGCTTTGCGTATTTGCGGCTGCGGTCATCGCCGTTTCAGCGGTTTTGTTGTTGGTCGGGGCTTGCGCCCAACCTAGTGACTGTGCCATATCATCCTCCTTACGCGGGCGGCATCTGACCGCCACTTAGACGGCGCAACATTTCTTCGTCGGGCAATGGCCCCTGCCCGGTCATCTCCTGGAACATGCCTGGCGGCGCACCCGGTGGCAGCCCCAGCATTTCCGGCGTCATCTGCCCCGCCATCTCAGGCGGCACCCCCATCATGCCTGGCGGTTGCATCCCCGGCGGCATGGCACCCGGCGGCATAGCACCTCCATCCATCGGCATCCCACCCGGTGGCATCATCCCAGGGGGCATCATCCCAGGGGGCATCATCCCAGGGGGCATCATCCCAGGGGGAGGCGCAGCGTTGGCGGGGGCGAGGGTACCATCGGGCATGAGCATGAACCCGTTTGGCACAATGCCTGTCTCGGCGTAGCGCCTGGCGGCGTTGGCTGCGCGCTTGGCCTGCTTCTCCGCCTTCTGCTGTTGCTGGTACTGAGCATCGGCCTCGGCCACCTGTTGTAGCGGGGTGCCGAAAACAAACTCCTCCCACGATTTGGGGAACCGTTCTTGCAGCGCACGGAGCAGCCACTTGGGACGCATGGTGTCATCCTCCATGGTCTTTTCCACGGCGATGCGCACATACTCGTCGTTGGGCATGGGGTAGTTGATCACCCGATTCCAGAACGTCATGCGCGACATGAGTCCAGCCTCGACCAGTTGCTTGGCCTGGAGAATCTTCGCCATGTCGTCCATCGGGTTCTCCGGCAACAGGTGGACCATGTTTTCGTAGTTGCCGTTGATGTCGTCCGGCTTGAGCGTCACCTGGTAGGGACGAGACACGCGATCATCAAAGCCCCAGACCGCCACGCCATCATTGCCGGCCAGCACATCAACACAGAACAGGAGCAGCTCATTGACATGCTCGATGAGGGACTCAAGGTTCTCGCGCAGGACATTGATGCGCCCCTTGGCTTGGTTGGCGAGGATGTTGACCCCATAGCCCGCTTGCACCTGCCCCGGTTCTTTGCCGTACATCACCCCTGGGAACGTGGACTGCTGGATACTGGCATCCACCGCTTGCAGCATGGTCGAGGCCAGCGGCACGTTCACATCCGGGCGAATCATGTCCATCGCCACCCCCGCGGGTAGCTGGTAGGTGCGATTCGGCCCGACCTCGATGTCGGGTAGCAGGATGTTGTTCGGGTTGCTGATGGTGATGATCGGGAGGAAGTAGTACATCAGCCCCGTGCTAATCCAACTCATGATGCGGTTCTGCAGCGGCCACATCTCCTTCAGCGGGTGCAAGATGGACATGCCCCGGTACAGCTCGTCCCCCAAGGGCGCGCTGTCGCCGCTGACCTCCACCAGGGGGATATCAATCCACTCGGTAGGCTGTGGCTCTTGGGCAAACCGGCCATCCACCGTCACCGCATACCAGACCACGCCATCAGCGGGGTTGGTGTAGTAGAACGAGACGATCTCGTACTCCTCATCATCGGCCCGGCTCCATGACTGGTTGGGGCGCTCGCTGTCCTGCCAGTCAAAGTCGGGGAAGAACTGGCGGATGCTGCCCCGGCGCATCATGGTCTTGTGGTAGGCGTACTCTGTGTAAAGCGGGCCTTGGCGGACACCCACACACAGCGGGTCAATCGCGCGCACAATCACCGGCAGGCGCCGGCCCTTGAGACGCGAGGGCAACTCGTCCTCCACCCACAGCACTTCCACCGCCGCCCGCCCGCGCACCAGCATGAACCACGCCAAGTCCTCGATGAGATTGCGGCGCGCCTGTTTGTTGAGACGTTGCCAGTATGCGGTCAGCCAGGACTCCCGGCGCGCGGCATCGTCGTCAACCTCCTGCTCGCCTGACGTGGACGGCACCTCGACGCGGGGCATGGTGGCAATCAAACGGGTAGCCAGGGCCACGATGTTGTACGGGGTCGGCATCGTCACCTGCTCGGCCTCGTTAGCGGTGATGTCCACGCTCTCTACGTCGGCGTTGCGAGTGTTGCGAGGCCGGGTCTCCGTCTCGCGCTCCAACCGCCACATCCGTTCCCACTGTGCAGCCTCCAGCCGGTAGCTGGTGCGCTCGCCATCGGTCTCGGATACACGGCGGTTGATGTCGTCAATTGTCAGCTTCATAGAGATCGGCTTTCATTCTTTCAAGGAATTGGCGGGCCTCATTGCGTATTTGCTCGGCGGTACGGCGACTGCTCACACCCAGGACACGGCACCCATGCGCATCGGCGTAGGCCTGTTGAAGCACCGCCACCGCCAGCGCCATCCATGGGTCGTAGGCCGTAGACTTGCGGCGTGACATCATGCCTCGCTTGACCATCGTCAGCACACGCACCGCCATGATCACCCTCGCCGTGACACTCGAAACGTGGCGACGTGGCGGGCTGCGTGCCACGCCAACGCCAGGCTCATCACACAGTCATCGTGCATCCCCGATGGCGCCTCATAGCGCAGGCCGGTCAACAACGGTGTGGCCTTGAACGCTTGCAACTCTGCTACCAACACATCGTGCGGGATGATGCGGATGTCGGACTGCTCAAAGGCGACGATGAGGGAGTCAATGATGGCGGCCTTGCTCTGGTTGGTGGTGCGGAACTCCACGATGGGCAGCGCCGACCGTCGCAGTAATTCGATGAGCGCCTCGTTGCTGTTGGTCTCGACCACAATCTGACGGCAGCGGAAGCGGGCGTGCAGCGCCTTGAGTCGCTCTAGCTGGATGAGGTAGTCCACATGATTGCTGCGGTCAACGTGGACACACTCACGCGTCGTCTGGTCAATGACCGTGAACACCGAGTAATCCTCCCACTTCCCCCAGTCCACGCCGATGACGTACTCATGGCCGGACTGTGCCTGCTGCTGGGGTGTGGCGATGGCGCAGGCCTGCACGTTGCGGAACAATGCCCCGTCGTCCACGATCTCTGCGAGGTACTCTTGGCGGAACAGGCGGTCAGGTACGCTTAGGCGGATTTCGTCCAGCCGGTCATGCCGGATGAACGGGTTGTCGTAACTGGTGGCCTTGACCTGCAACCAGCCGGGTCGATCTGCTGCGGCGTGCCACAGACCGGCGCCCCAATTCCAGCCCTTGGGGACTCCCGAAAATGCCGCCCACCCGCCGAGGTCAACCAACGTACCCTCCACATACTCAGTCCAGACGCGCTCATCCATCAGGGTGAACTCATCCAGCACCGCCCCGCAGATACCCTCACCAGCCAGCGAGGATGGATTGTCCGCCGTGCGGAACCAGATTTCGCACAGGCCGGGGATGATGATCTCGTAGCGGCTGTTGTTGATGAGGTGCCTCTCGTCCAGACCCATCGCCCGGTACACCTGCCTCGCTATCGCCGTCATCTCCCGCCACGCCCGTTTCAGCGAGGCCGACCGCCACGACAGACCCACCCACCAGTAGAGGCCGGGCTTGGTCGTTGCCTGCCACAGGATGCGCTGGACGTACGCGTCCGTCTTACCAAAACGCCGGCCGCACATGGCGACCACGCTGCCCGGATGCTCAACCATCGCCTGCTGCTTCGGACCGTGCGGCGCCTTGAGGTCTACCAGTTGTTGCATCGGCTGCTCTCACCCAGCGGAAGGCCACCGCCAACGGCTCGTCCGCGTCGCCGCTAATCTGCACGTTGTCGGTCGGCTTGCCATAGGCATAGGCGAAGATGAGCTTGATTGCCTCCAGGTCGCCATCCTCGGCCAACCCGTAGAGCGTGCGCCACAGTCGGCGCAGCTTGACCGGGCCAACCGTTTTGTCGAGCGCGTCTCTCAGTGCCGCCTTAGCCGGCGATGGTCTGCCACCTGGATTACCAGACTGACCCGGCGCGAATCGTGCCATTGCTCAGGACCTCAGAACAGGAAAATCTGACCACATCCTAACACCCAGGCGAGGCACCGCAACACGGGAAGGTGGCGCCCCCGCGCAATCAAAAGCCCCAGGCCTGGCAGCCTGGGGCTTTCGTGTTACTGGATGGCGAGGTAGGCTTTGCGGAGGAGGTCTGCGTAGACCTCGATGTTTCCCGGCCCGTTGTAGAGCCGGGCGATGGTACGCCAGTCCTTGCGCCTGATGGCATCCAACATCCCGTCCGTGTTGAGGAGGAACGACATGAACGCCAACGTCTGCTCCTGCTCCCCGCCGCGCGTGAATCCATCGAACATGGACTGGACGGTGGAGTAGCCGGCGGTTGCGTAGTTGAACCCCATGATCTGCGGGGCGCCCATGCTGATGGACAGCATCGCAGCGCGTTGGTTGTGTGATGCGGCGAACTCGAAGGCGGCCCACTCGTCGGCCTGCTGGCCTGTGTGGACAGGGCGCCACGGGGCGTTTGGCTGCTCGCGCCAGTGTTGCTCCATCCACGGCTTGGCGGCGTCGTGCTTGAAGTGCAGAACGAAAAAGCCGGGGTCCGCATAGCGGCCAAAGATGTGCGCCTCGAAACGGATGAGCAGGCGCTTATCATCCCCGAACGCGCGGCCGCCCGACTCCACGCGCAGGATCGCAGACAGCACCTTGGGCGAGACCTTGCCGGGGCTGGGCTGCGCGGGCGGGACACTTGGCGGCGGTGGTTGAGGCACCGGGATCGGGGCGTTGGGCTGTGGCTTCGGGGCAGCGCGCACATGGCGCCGCCCGATCTCCACCAACTGCGGGTGCAGCGGCGTACTGTCAAACGTGCGCCAGCGCCGGTCGGCAAAGTCGGTCATGTACCAGCGCACCGCCACCACGTCATCACGCACCTGACCCAAATACCAGTCCGTGTCGGCCAACATTTGCTCCGGCGAGACACGGCCCATCCAGCCATGATGATCAGCCATCACGCCGTTGAGGATTTCCTCCAGCCCGTACTCGCCAATCTTGTAGCGCGGCCCGCGCGGTGCCCAGTGATGGCGGGTGATGTGCCAGGGATAAGTGTCCGGGTGACGGATGCCCAGGCTGTTGCGATACTCATGCACCGTCGCATAGCTGCCCGTCTTTTCCAGCGCCTCCAGCGCCTCCAGCAGCAGACGCCAGTCCGACTGACCGTTGAACAGATGCGCCGGATGGCCCGTGGACAGGTTCAGCCCATCCACCTTGCAGCCAAAGTTCCACGCCAGCTTTGCGCCCACCACCGTCGTGCGGTTGATCTGCGCCATGAGCGTGTTGGTGTCCGGCTCATTGGTCAGGTGCATCACCAACTGCTCGCGGTCGGGCCAGGGCAGCCCTCGGCGTTTCGCCTCATCTTCCCAGCCGCGAATCAACTCCGCATACTGCTCCACCTGCCAGGCGGCCAGCCCTTCAGGGTCATCGCGCAACCGGCCATAGATGCCATCGGGATTCTGCTCCGTGCGCGCGTCGTCCCAATCCCAGCGCCGGATCGTGATCTCGCTATCGGGCGAGGCCACATGCGCATCGCTCACCTGCTGGATGTCCGGGTCAAGCAGGAGGATGTCATACGGCTTGAGCTGCGTCACATACTCAAGCCAGGCGTTGCTGTGGGTAGGCTTGGCGAATACGCTCAGTAGGCTGAGGCTCATTCGTCGCTCCGCTTGGCGGCGAGGTAGCGGGCGGCATCCTCCCCGGCAATCGCCAGCACCAGCGCGCTGACGATGGTCGTGATGGCATTCGCCAGCGTTTCGGGATCAATCTCCACGCCCAGGGCGTAGAGCGTCACGACGGAGATGACGCCAGACATAGATAGCCAAAACTTGCGGCTGTTCAGCAGTTTCACATACCACGGCATATTCATGTCTCTACCCTCCTGCCAAAATGGCGAACAGTTTGCGCAATTCGGGCCACGCCTGTAGCCCACCAAACACAGCGGTTGCACCCAGGAGCGCCGTGCCTACCCGCAAGGTGAGTTGCACGTCACGCTGCCAGGTGACAACCTTCTCCAACACGCTTTCGATCTTTGCCAACCTGTCCACCAAGCCAAACAAATGCATGGCGTCACTCCCGTACAGAGTGAGGGCGATGTTGGCAAGTTGCTTGTCATGGTCGTCCAGTCGAGCGCTATTACGAGTTTCGTCCGGGATCACATTGCCCCCCCCCTGCTACACACGGCTTTGTGACCACAGTATCACGATCCTGCTTGACCGCAACACGAAAACCACCGCCGCCGAATCGCCCAGGGGTGAGGTTCGGCGGCGGCGGCGGATGCGTTGCAGCGCATGAACGGAGCTAGAGCGTCACCTCGTCAAAGAGGCCGGGGCGGGCGGGTTCGGTGCTGGGCGGGGTCAGGATGTCCAGGGCAGCGGAGGCGCGGTCGATCTCGGCGAGTTTGGCGGCGAGGAGGTGGGGCTTGTTGGCAAAGACGCGTTCGCGCATGGCGCGCTCACGGTTGAGCGTGGTGCGGATGATGGCGGCGGCTTCTTGGGGTGTCATGGGGTCTCCTAGTTCCAGCAGATGGAGTCAAGGTCAGGCACGGGCGATTCGGGCTGCGTCTGATAGACGCGCAGGATGCGGGATTTAAGCGCCTCCTTCATGGCTTCATTCTCGCGGGCCAACTCTGCCAGGGCGGTACGCTGGGCATCAACCACCGCCTGGTGCTGGTAGATGAGGTAAGTTGCCTCATCGTTGGTCTCTGTGAGGTCGGCCACCTGCACACGGCGCGCGTCCAGCAGCGCCAAGGCCTCGGCGTAGTCGCTGCGCAGGGCAAGCAGGCGGCCCGTGGTCAGGGCGAGGGCGAGAGTGAGGAGGAGGAGCAGGATCAGGATGGCGGTCACGGCTGTGCCTCCAGTTGCTTGCCACCTTGCAGCACGCGCATCCGTGCGCAGCGTTTGCAGTACAGGTGTCCGTAGGTGAAACCATCAATTTCCACAAGATGAATGCGCCATCCGTCACGCCGATACACATCCTCGTCGCCTTTTGCCTGCATGTTGCCAAAGGCAAACGACCGGGGCCACGTCTGAGTATTTTTCGCGTACTTCCGTCTATGCCCGCACTGGTTGCAGACGAGCGTGGCGGCGAAGTCGATGATGACGGTCATCGGCCTGCCCTCGTCCATTCGTCCTCATCCTCTCGCACATTCAGCAGCACAACGTAAATCGCAGCCAGGTACGGGCTGTCAACGGTGAGCGGTTCGCCGTTAACGTCCTCAGCCTCCATGTTGATGGTGTCGCGCTCGTCGCACGCCGCCTCCCAGCTTGCCGCGTCAAACACAGCGTGAATGCCGTGCGCTCTGGATTTGACAACGTAGACGTGGCTCATGGCTGCACCTCCTCGAACAGCGTTGGCCGTTCCGTGGGTAGCAAAGTAGGCCGATTGGCAATGCGGTCCTTGACGCTCATGAAGCAGCCGCAGCTGTCCAGGCGCAATTCGTATTCGCCAAACGCCACGCGCTCCACGTTGAAGCCGTCCCGAATCATCTCGGCAACGCGCTTGCCCACCCAAGTCTTGTCACCGGCCATGTCGGACACTACCCCATCGATGCTG